TGGCTGTTGCGGATACAGCAACCGCCGCAGTTCCGGCAAACTCAATGGCAAACTGCACAGCACCAGTGGCGTTCACAGCTATTGCCGCGCTACCGTCAAAGTGTATGACATCTAGCTGGTCTAGCTGATCCAGCGTCAGGCCATACGCATCCAACTGCTCCAGCGTTCCCCAATTATCCAACTGCTCTAGGGTAGGGTTAGACCAGTCAACCTTTGTTAGCAGTAACGCGCTATCCAGTGAGTATGGTAGCGCGTCAATGCTTGTGACAAAGTTATCTAGGTGCGGGGTGCCTGTGGCCATATCGGCTCACCTACGCCGCAGTGATGTCTAGGTCGCCAGTCGGTATCTTTAGAATATCACCAGAGGCGATTGTCTTGGCCGTGGTGAACGCGCCGTGGATCAGCAAGTTGCCTGATGATGCCGCATCAAAGATGCCAAAGTGAGACACACTGCCCCAAGAGCCAGTAGCCGCCGCGAACTCAATGGCGGCATCGTTGGCTGACGCACCGCTTGCCGCCGCACCAAATGATGCCACGACACGGCTGTAGTTATTGCCAGTCAGTTCGGTGCCTGAGTTGTCATCACCGAATGATCCGGTTGACAGGCCGACATAGACATTGGTTGGCATTGTGTATGCCCCAACAGAAAGGACATGATCCAGCAGTTCATTTTCTAGGTAGTCGCTAAGGGCTGACATTTTTAACTCTCCGCAGAATTATTTTGACGTTGGTAGATAGACTGTATTTGGAGCGATCCGGTGCCATAGTGAGCGCGTTGCTCATCGACCTTGATCTCGTTTATGGCAGTGTTAAAGCGTTGCATATACTGCGCCGCCCTAGTCTCGTCCAAAAGGTATGCGTATGCCTCGGCTAATGCGCCGTAAAGGTAGGCGTCAGGGTGGCGGGTCAGGACAACATTAGTCAGGTTGCTGTCAGACAGTGCCGACAGACCGCCCACATAGATAATTTCGGCAGTGTAACTGGAGTCAGGTATTGGACGCAGTTTCATCTCGCCGCCGACAATACTGAAACCGAGGGGCTTGCCAGAGCCGTTAGATGGAAAGGTTGAGTCCAAAGATGTCGGGCTGTAGTAAGTCAGCACAGTCTTTGGGTCGGTGGCCAAGGTTATTGACCGCACCTCACGCAAGTCAGTAGGCAGGGCAATATATTCATCGCCGGATGTCAGGCTCGCCGTGGCTCGCTTTTCCTGATCTCGCGTCTCAAGTTCACGCGACATGCGCGACTCGGCAAGCTGGATAAAGTTAGGTATCTGCGAAGTCAGGTCATCACGCGCAAGGAAATTTGCGACAGCCGTTTTTAACTCGGTGTAGGTGCTGATGCTCATAGTGTTCCGCCGCCTGTCCTAAAATCACGATTCTGACTATCATTCAGCCAAGCCTTCCACGCCTTCGGGTTTTCGCGTGGACTGCCTAGCGTCTCCAGAAGATGATTATAAACTACGTTTGGTATTTCCGCCACATGATGAACGTGTTTCTGTGTGCCGTGAAAATTTGTATTGCTCCAGTCGTTGCTCATCTGCTTATTGATCTTTAGCAAATTGTCAAAGTTCTGGATCGTCTCAACGACTGCGGTGTCGCTGGCGTCTTGGTGCATCTTCATCACCGTGCCTGTCGCCGCATCGCTTTTAATAATTCTCTGCATCTTAATTCCCTTAGAAAAGTAAAGGGGGCGACACATGCCGCCCCCTATTTTGCTTATGATCCTGACAGATCAAAAATGCCAGCGTGTGCCTTTGGAGCCAGTGGCTTCAATGCCCACTCACAGATGATCTGTGAACGCTCTGCGTCACCGTTCTTCGCCAGAGCAATCTCGGCAAAGTTACGGCCATTCATTGTGCAAAGCTCAACGAATGCAGGGTCGATCAGGAACATCTTGTCGTTTGACATGAAGCGTGAAGGTGTGGCTTCGACTGTACCAAAGTCAGTAAGAAATACTGATGTTGATCCAACGTAGGCGACTTCCTTCGCGGCAGTCATGTTCACGTCATTGCTGACAAGGTTGCCAGATGCTGACAGATCAGAGAAGTTCGCACGGTTAGTGGCCGAGCAAAGCATCATTGATGGGTTACCACCATCTGTCCAAGCGTCCTGCATTCCATCTTCGATGAGTGCAAGAGTCAGTGCGCGGTCAGTACCGCCAGTCACAGTGTCTGTGCCTGTACCTGCTGAGAAAGCACCATCACCCGCGCCGACTGAACCGTTTGTGATCCAAGTCGCAAGAGACGCAGATTTGCGTGGGTCTGATGCAGAACGTGCAACGTTTGTGTCAGTGATCGATTTTTCTATATCTCTACGAAGCTCGATCGCTTTTAGGACTTTTTGATAATTGTGCTCACGCTCGCGTCCTGCTGTGTCAACAGAGTCGAGTGTGCCAGATGTAGCGAATGACTTCACTGAAATCTGATGATAGTTACCCAGACGGACTGTCGGAGTGGCCGCCGCAGTAGATGCGTCAGCACCTTCGTTGACATAATTGGTAGCAGATGCGCTGGCCAAATCCTGAGTCTGCCACTCTGTGAAAACAGCAGATGAAGTGCTTTTCTTCATGTTGCTGAACGCAGGTGTCTCAGATGGGTCAATCCGATAAATAATATCGGCTAGTTCTTCTTTTTGGCCGATTGCGGCACTGGTAGCGAAAGTAGTCATTTTGGTTTCTCTTCCTTGGGCTAGTTGCCCATCAAGTAGTTGACTGCGGCGTCAACACTGCCCTCTTTACTGAGGCGATCCAGTGCTTTCTTCCGCGAACGGGTTTGTACATCACTTTTAGTGCGAGGTTGCCCAGCTCTTGCCATTTTCGGTGCGTTCTGTGTGCGTTTCTTGGCGGCAGGTTTCTTACCTTGAAGATTATCCCACTGCCACGCCTTGTAGAGAAGTTCGATTGCTCGCGCATCAGATGCGTTTGCAATTTCTTCCTCAGAAAACCCGATCCGTCTCTGTGCGTATTTAATGACCTCTTGACGCTCGCTGTCGCGCACGTCTTGGTCTTGCCACGCAGGTATCCGGTTCAGCATATCGTCACGTTGCTTTGCCAAGTGTTGCTTCATTTGCTCTTGTTGCTCAAATGCTTGCTCTTGTGCAATGCGAGCCTGTTCTGCCTCTAACTGCTTGGAATACTCTTTCTGCTGATCCCACTCAGTCTTATACAGAAACAAATCACGTTCCGACATTGTTTCGGCTAATGCTCTCCAGTCAGGCTCTTGCTGAGTTGTCTGCTGGATTTGACCTTGCAACACATCGAGATGTTGCTTGTAAGCGTCACGTAACTGCTTAGTCTCGGCGGCCTCTGCTTCAAAGGCTTTGCGTTGTTCTGCCAGTTCCATAGAACGCTTAGTGAATGCCTGTTGGCGCGAATAACCATTACGCAATTCATCCAAAGTTACCTCATGTTCCACGCCGTCAACTTTGACGGTGTAAGACTCAGGGGCTTCGGTGTATTCGTCTTGGTCTTCGTCCTCATAGACATCTTCGCCGTCATCGAAATCATCGTCCTGATCGACATCATCGGGGGCATCATATTCTGCCTGATCCTCTGCTGTGTCAGCCGCCTCAATCTCAGGCTGTTGAGGTTCGGCACTCTGTGCCTCTTCCTCTTGCCGTTCTTCTACTACATTGTCCCCTGATGGGGTGTTTAGAAGATTCAGTGCATCGTTAAAAGAAATTGCTCCGGTTCCATTTGGATTGTCGGACATAAAAATCACCTTTTCCTTGTGTTAAAATTGTTTTGCACCTTGACTTGTTCAAGTTGTGCATTCGCCATCTTACCATCTTCAATTACAGTGTTAAAGTACCCCTTCAACGCCTCAAGATTCTTTAGTAATTGATATAATCGCTCTCGGCTTTCGTTGTCAGTGACCTCGCTATTGCGCCACGCATCTATGAATTGCGTCTCTAGGTAGTCAAACCCTTCCTGTAACAACTCGTTCCTCAACAACGCCTCGGCCTTCGCCGCGCGTGTCACTGCTTCCCTTGCTTTTCCCTCGTTCATGATATTTCTGTCATTCCTATTGTTGATGGTCTTGTTCTGAATATGTCAGGCCGTGTTGCGCTTCTGAGGCGGAACATTTTGTTGCGTTCATCAAATAGTAAGCCGTCACCGAATGCAGAGCCAGAGAAGTCAGGCGCGACATCGAGAAGCCCCAAACGTGCATACGCGGCAGTGGCATCAGTTCTGTCGTCTCGCTGATCTTCACCCATACCAGTGTCTAGGCGGCAAGCCTGTAAATCTTCGTCAAACATATATCCGGTCGGGCATCTCTCTTGGCCTGTCTCGGAGTCAGTTATTGAGCCGACAACCTCTGGGCGGTCATCGCGGTATGTGGCCTCGGAGTCGTCATAAGGCCGCACAAGGCTCTCATATGCGCCTGTGTAATCTGGGTCTTGCCTACCGGAATACACGGTGCCGCCAAATGGGGTCTCCGCAAGTGAGCCGATAACTCTTGGGTTTCCAAATGCGTCCAGACCGCTTGTCACAGGCTGGCCAACGCCTGACTGCAACTGCGAGTAGGCGTCACCAAGGAGACCACCAGCTAGGCCACTGTAGGGTCTCCCAGAACCAAGGTAAGACATAACGCTAGGTGCTAACGATCCATACCTAGCCGTCATTTGAATAGGGGACGCGCCATAGGCTCCCAGATTTTCAAAGCCCATAGAAGCCCTGCCAACAATCTGATCCCTAGCCTGTTGCTCTAGGCGTTGTTTCTCTGCAATTTGTCTTTGTGTGTTGGCCAGCACTTGTGCGGCGGCCTGTTGTGCGGCGGATTGTTGCGCGGCTTGTTGCGCGGCCTGTTCACGCCGAGCCACCTCTTGTAGATAGCCTGTATATTGCGCCGGATTAAGGGTAGCCATCTGCCTGATATTCGGGTCAGCCATCATCCTGTCTATTTGAGCAGACGCAACCTGTGCGGCCTGTTCGTCTCTTTGATTTTGCGCTACATCGTAAACAGACATGCCACCAAAGGCTTGTGTGCCAAATCTGGCCTGAGACTCCAAGGGCGACATACCGTAGCCCATATTCTCAGTGCCACCGCCGCCATAAATGTCAGAACTTTGCCCAAGCTGTCGGCCAGTTCCGCCAGAATGTCCAGACTCAAACCTCATATCTAAACCCTCGGCAAGTTAGTTGAAATTTCGGCATCGGTCACTGCCTTCGCCACTCTCAGTTCAGCCTCGGCCTGTAGTTCCTGCTGACGCAGTTCCATCTCCATAGCCATCTTCTCACGCTCTAGCTGTATCTCTAACTGCATACGCTCGCGCTTGAGTGCCATATCCTGTTGCATCTCGATCATCTTCGGATCAGGTTGTGGCTGTTCAGGCTGGGCTTGCATAGCGGCCATCTGTTGCTGGATCATCTGCGGCGAGTTAAAGAATTGATCGGCATCCTTAAATCCGCCAATCTCGGCAATAGACCGCAGTGTATTAACGTACTGAGGCATAGACACGATTGGGTTGTTCGCACCCAACTGCATCATGATCTGCTCCTGCTTCGCCGCAATCTGCGTCAGGAATGCAATCTTTGTCTCATCGTCAGACGTGCCGAGGCCAACTTGCACAACGCAGTCAAACTCGGACTCCCACTCGGCTGGGTTGATCGGCACAAACTTGTTACGCAAGCGCACGATGCGATCCTTGTTGTCATACTTAGTCACCAAGTGCAGGATGCCTTTGAACAACTGCTTGACGCCTGTCTCTGCGAATGTACGCGCCACTGACTCTAGCTTGATCTGTGCGCCACGAACCGTGGCAGACACGGCTGATGCGGTGCTTGATTGCAGTGCGTCAGCGTCCAGACCCTGCGATGCGGCACTCATGCCCGTGCGCTGTTGCTTGATCGTGTCAACGTAATCCATCAATGGGCGGATCTCTCCGCCAACCGATGCGCCTGTGATCTGCTGTAGCATACCCGCCTGTCTGACGCGAATGATGCCGCCAGCAGTGCCGTCCAGCAAGTCATCGAGATTCACCTGACCCTCAACAGCCGCCATACGCGGCAGGGTGGATGAGTAAACGCTGTCTAGGTATTGGCGCATGAGGGTCGTCTTGATGACCTGCAAGTCCTCGGTCATGTCATAGATCGAGCGACCAATCAGGCGGTGCGGCATCATGATAGGCGTGACAGCCGCGAATGGTACGTGGTCAAACGGCTCGTTATGCAGGATGTGCTGGCCTTCGGAGCCAATCGCGCAGATGCGGCGTCTCTCGGCAATGCCGTCACCGTCATAATCAATATTGGTGATGCACTCGTAATACACAACCTCGCGCAGTGACGGGTCTGCGGCCTCTGTGCCTGTTGATGCCTCTAGGTCTTGGAAGCGCACGGTGCGCTCGCTATCAATGTCCAACTCGCCAACACCAGCGTGTGCTTCCACTTCCTCGCGGTCGTAGCCCATAGCCACAAGGTCGCTGACGGTCATAGTTGTGCGGTGCGCCATAAAGTGCGCCTCATCGAGTGAGACTGCACGGCGTGACACCAGAAATTCTTCCGGCGGTATGTTGATGATTTTAATCTTGCCGGACTTGCGCGTGACGCGGACTGACAGGTCATAGGTTGATGACACTGGGAACAATTCGCCTGTCATCTCATCGGCGTATGTCTCGGTGATGGTTTCTTCCTGCGACACAATCTCAACATCAGGGTCGTCCATCAGCATCGCCAGTTCTTCTTCTGACAGGCCGTTATATTCTTCTTCGGTTACGTCCTCGGACTCATCCCAGTAAAACTTCACAACGCCAAGACGGAACAGCAACGCATCCTTGAAGAAGGTATGCAAAAGCTGGAACCCATTGTTATCGTTATTAATAACGTGGTTGACGTAATCTGACGCCTGTTCAGCCTTCTCAACATCTTCGGCAGTGCGAGGCTTGAAACGCACGTATTCATCGTTTGATGTGAATACGCGCATGATGTTGGGGAGCATCGACTCAATGGTGTCGGCAACCTCTGTGGCCACGACTGACGACTTACCAGCCACCTCATTACCGAGTGGCTCACCCAGATAGAAATCCATAGCGCGTAAACGCTGTTCGGTGTACTCGCTGTCGAAGTGGTTCAGCGCGTCATTGATTTCATTGGATACGATGCTACTTAGCTGGTAGTCGTCCATCTTGTCTTCGGCCATAGAATGCCCCTATTAGTTTGTGGCGTATTTGCCCAAGGTAGTGTTGTGGCTCATCTTAGGCTTGCGCTTCGGCGTTGCCATTGGCGCGGCACGCATGATGCCAGCCGAACCCATAGACTCATTCATGTCGCCCATAGATGGCTTAGACTTTGGTAGGGGCATACCCTTTTTCTTGCCGTAGTTCATTTTTTTACAACTTTCTTTAGCTTGGATTTCATTTTTGGCTTAGTCTCCGAGCCTGTCATGCGGTCACCCTGAGACGTGTTAACGTGCTGGGGCTTCGGCTTGACATCTAGGCTGGGATTCGGGGCTGGCGTAACCTTGCCCTGCAAGCAACGCTCCATATTAGAACAGCGCACAGGGTGCGCACAAATATCACATAGGTTCATTTTTTCTTTGCCTTCTTCTTTGCTGTTTTTGCGGCCTTCTTAAACGCTGATGCAGTCGGCGCACCTTTTTCCCCGACCTTCCGCATCTTCTCGCCTGATCCAGCCGCTATGCGTTTACGTTTTGCTTGGATGTTAGCATACAATCCCTTTGGCACTACCACTTCTCCTTGTTTGCCCAATACGCCGCAGACATCTTGCCCTTGGCTATGTTCTTTGCGTGGCGAGCCTTGAACGACTTGCGCCTCGCCTTCTCGGATGCCGTCCTTGGTGAACTACCCGCGCCGCTAACGCCCTGCTGGCCGAAGCGGATGGTTTTCACCTTGTCGCCTTCCTTCGCCACAACAACGTGCGACTTGGTTGGATGCGATGGCGTCCTCTTGGGTTTATTATAACCGCTAACGCCAGCTTTAGCTAGTCGGGGGTCTTTTGGTGCGCGTGGGGGCATTCTTTTTCCTTTTATATCGCTCTAATATATACTATAATGCGCCTTTAACAAGGGAGCCTTGATATGGTTAAAATTAACAAAGAAGATGCCTTAATCTGCCGCAACATCCTAATGAACCGCATTGCAAACCTAGCGGTCGAATCTCATATGCAAGAGATAACAATAGATGATATGGATGTTGAAGTTAAAGAGATAGATGACTTCCTTTCTCGCACACTAGGTCTTGATCCTGAAAAGATAGAGCATTGGCTAGATGATTAGTAAATGTCATTTAGCAAACCATAATTTCTTAACATCGCTTTTTGATCTTCAATAAACTGCATCTGGGTATCAACAACTTCTGGGGTCATGAACTGATATTCTCTGCCTGTGTCAAATACTCGCCGGATTCCTGCTTGCTCACTGCCGCGACCAAGTAGTCTGGCATATGAGTCTGGGAACGCCATATTGCGACCCAATGTTATCCCATAACCACCGAGGTATGAATTTGGCGACCCGACCTGATCTGGGTATGTCTTATGTGGGAACACTACATCAGCACCACGCGTCACGATAGGAAGTTCACCCTCTGGAGCGAGTAGGCTAATAGCACCGCCAGTCCTTCCATACGGCATAAACCGCGTCTCAGGGCGTGATATTGCGGCTCTAACCGAACCTATGTCAGGAAACCCAGCACTTTGATACTCACCCTTTGCCATAGTTGCTACGTAAAATTTCCGGCGATCTCCGGCACCTTTGGTGCCAGCATCTTTCATGATCCACTCCAAAGCCTTGTCGGGGTCTTTTGAACTAGGGTAATCTGGGTATTTTGCCTTTATTTCCTTGTCAAACGCCTTTAGGTCTTTTGACTTTATCTTTGATGTTGGCATCATCCGCATAAGGGTTTCAGCCGTATCAACAGCAAAATCGCCAGAACGCTCTGCCATATTAGTTGTTACAAGATTGATAGGCGCATCAAAGTCGTAACCAAGGTCAGGGTCAAACGCTTCGTTTTGCGGGTTTACGCCTTGCCGTATTCTTTTTGCTTGGTTTGCAATTGCTGTTATCGCGCTGGAAGCTGACGCCCAAGGTGCTTGGTTGTAAAGCATAAACTCGTCACCGCCCATAAGTTCGGTGCCATCACCATATAAGGGTCTCCCGTTTACATCAATTAGCCGGACTCCGCCCCTAGTTCTATCGCCTGTGGCGTTTACCATCCACTGGCCTTCAAATTGCTCTGGAAAAACTTCTCTAGGAGCCACAAGTAAGCCACGCTCAGATGGCACAACCACCGATGACATTTCTGTATGTGGTATTCCTGTGAGCAGTTTGTTTATTGTCTTTTCTTCGATGTAAGGATTGCCAGCCGCATCGATCAGTGTGCGGCTACCGTCTGGAAGTTCGGCTGTTCTGAACTCTGTTCCTCTTAATTCGTTTTGGACAATGTATGGCGTCCTGCCAACCACAACGGGCGGGTTATTGTGACCGATCATGCCACGTCCACCCATAGCACCAAGCGTGGCACCGCCAGCCGATCTGGCCGCTATACCTGCGGGGGCTAGTGGCGCGGCAACAAGATAGGGGTCATAGCCGAACTCGTTGCCCTCATCGTCAACAAGGATTCCGGTGCCGCCAGTCGCCATATCAACGCCGGACATGACCTGCTGGTTAGCCATCTGGCGCAACGCCTCTGGCGCGGCCTTTGCGGCGTCAACTATCTGATCCGCCTCAAGGCCAAGCAAGCTGGACACCGCCTGATATGCTGGCATATACTGCAAACCAAACTCAGGGTCGCCGTAAACGCCCTCGGTGGTGACAGGCATCTGCGTCCCCATTGGCGCGTCAATAACATCAACATATTCGGTTGTTGGGGCTTCTAGCACCTCGCGGCGCACAGGCGAGAAAATATTGCCAAGCAACCCAAGATATTCCTCATCTTCCGGCAGGAATCCATACTCGTATTGCTGTGCCATTACAAAATGCCCTCGCCTTGCTGGTCTGACCTACCGCCTGTTGGCGTCAAAATCTCTGACATATAATCATCTATGGACATATTGCGCCAATCATCAACCACAACATCCTTAGACATAATTCCCACACCAACAGACCTTTTATGTTCACGCTCCAAAGTGTCAGGAAGCGCGTGATCTGAAATACGCACCCTGTTGCCATCCGGCATCTCTATATACCTGCTTGAAGCCCTGCCGGACTTGCCCTTAGACGTGTGATAAACCTTTAACCCTCTTTTCCTAGCCTCTCTGGCTATTGCCTCAATGGTTGCGAGGGAACCTTCCTTATTTGCAGTTTGCCTGTCTGTTGATCCTAAAACACGATCACGGTTTGCCTTTGTCCAAGAGTTAAACATTGGGGATTCTTTTATTTGTTTCTTTAATGACATTTTTTTAGCGCGAAAAGGCCGATATTGCGCGCTGGTAAGAAGGGGGTCACCGCCACTGCGAGCGTCACTTCTTTTTCTTTTTAGGTCAGATATTTTTTCAAATTCAGAATAAAATTCTTCTGGCGTAATATCCCCAAGAAGTCCTTGTGATCGAAATTCTTTAGCAAGTTTTTTAGGATTGCGATCTATGTTTTGACTTATGAGCCTTCCAACTTGAGACACTCTAGGTGCCTTCATTGCCGCACCTGCGGGGGCTAGTGGTGCGGCCATATTAACAGAAGATTGCTCGTCAATTATGTCAAAAACATCTTGCAACGTAGCACTTGGATTCCCAACTGGCCTACGGCCTAACCTATAAGCCCCTACAGCCGCCGCCTTAGATGAAACTTGCCCCTGTAACGTAGGGTTGTCAGCCATCGCCGCCGCTTGAAGTTCTTGCCCTATTCCGGAACCCCTAAATTGCTCCGGAACCTCTAGTTGCAAAACAGATGGCACACCATCCTTACGTTGCAACACCTCAATAAACCCACCACTTACCGGATCGCTATATGTGACAGACTCTGCCCCAGAGCCAAACAAGTCAGACACGTCAGTCCTGTTTGCGACCCTAATGGCTCTAGGTGCCTTCATTAGCGCACCTGCCGCCGCCGCAGGCGGGAATAAAGCACCGCCAGCCATCATCACGTCACCAGCACCGCCAAGTGCTTGCAATCCGGCGTCTAGGTAATTACCTTCGCGGATGTTGGCACCGAAGCTGGGCAAATACTCGCCTTGGCGAGCCGGATCGGGTGCCAGACCCATTATATCGCTTATTCCGGCACTAGGCGCAAAAAGCAAGCCTGTGGCCGCAGTGCCATACATATCGGCGAAACGCGTGGGTTCGTCATCAGCAAGCAACCCCTCACTATATCCGCGATACAAATCTGCCATCTAAACTACCCAACTCGTATTCGGTTTCAAACTGCGGTTGGAATTATAACCCTTTGAGTAGCCACCCGCAACCGCACCCTGACCCGCGAAGGTCAGCACAAACGCATCGGCCACGTCCGGCGACCTCTGGCCGCGCCGCTTCATCTCGTCCTTCGACTCAACCTTCAACTTGCCGGATGACAGGTATTTATACCGTATCCCCGTAATCTCAGCTATCAGCGTGTCATCCTGCGGCACCTTGCAGTCACGCGCCTCGAACCACTCCCGCGCATTCCAGAACAACTCATCGCGCAACCGATTAAAGCGATCCTTCAAACTTGCCGACTCCGACACAGACACACCAACGGCTGGCAAGCCCAACTCGCGCAACCTGTCAGCAAGCCCCGCACCCAGACCAATAGCGTCAATGTATATCGCCTGTGGACGCATCCTATACGGCACCGCGTCATGCTCGGCCAGTATAATACCCGCCAACTCCATCAAGTCCTTGCCCTGCCACGTCTTGATCGGCTCGACCATCACCTGACCCTGCCGCTTGCACAGCGCAGACCTGTCACCGCCAAAGCGTGCCACGTCAAGCCCCCACTCAACCGGAGTCGTCTCAGCCATCTCGATGTCGCGCTTGACCGCATCCTCGACCAAGTGCAACGGCACAAGCACGTCATCGGACTGCGTGGGGAATTCACCCAACACGCGCACCGCGAAGACGTTGCTTTCCTCGCCGTATTTATTCGCCATATCGGTGATAAACTTGGGGTCAACATACTCACCCTCGCGGCACGACACGGTGATGCAGTGCCAGTTTTCGCGGTCAGAATGGAAGGCGTCATAAAAATACCCATCAGAACGGGTGGGGTTCCCGCACATGATAATCTTCGCGCCGACCGTGGACAGCGCACCCGATGCCGTCTCAAAGATGATGTTCGGCACACCCGATGCCTCCTCGACAACGAAGAGCATGTGCGGCGAGTGGAATCCAGCCAACGCCTCTGGGTTCTCCCTGCGGCTGGTACGCGCCACGGCAAATGAGTCTGACGCCCCCTTCAGGGCAATCTTGTCGGCCTTAAACTCAAGCAAGTTTTTGAAGGCGGGGGGCATATCCCTAGCCCAGCGGTCTATCTCAGTCCACAGCACGTCCGAAAGCTGGTGTGCGCTGTTCGCCGTCACGGCAACCTTGCAGGGGTAGTGCGTCATCAGCCACCAGAGCGTCACCCACGCCTCAAACGCGGTCTTCCCGACACCGTGGCCGGATTTGATCGCAACCTTATCATGCGCCGCAATGGCCTCTAATGCCTCGCGTTGCCACTTCTGCGGCGTGGCACCCAGTATCTGCTCCACGAACAGCACAGGGTTTTCGCGTATGGCGGCTAATAATTCAACTTCGGTCTTGGTAGGGGGCATTGGTGTTCTCTCCGATGTGGGGCGACCCTTATGTTAAAAATAATGCGTTTCGTTAACATATAAACGCCGTTTTTGCCTCTGTGGGGGCATTTTTTTTAATCATAGGCGTTAAGTGGCGGATATAACGAACAGGTGGGGGGGGTGGTAGGGGTATATATATTTTTACCCGCCCCCCGCGTGTGATCTGACGGGGGGGGGTGCCAGATCTGGGGTTTTTCGTCATATTTTCCACTTTTGTCGCATAACCTCCATTATGCGTATTGGCTTTTGTTTGTTTACAATGACTTAGCTACCCTGTGGATAACTTTATGCGCGATATGGCCTGTTTGCCTATTTCTTAGGCATATCGTCGTCAACCGAAATCTGGTTAACTTCCTCGCCCGCGCGTAGTGATTGCGGTTGTGTGTTTTCTTCTATAACAACCTCGGCGTGCTTCAACCGCGCCGCATCGTTAACCTGTTGCAATACCTTGAGGAATGAGTCACCCGCCTCAACCTTCGACTCGATACCCATCCTGTCGCCGTAAACCTTCGGTATCAACCTTGATGCTTGCCACTTCTTGTTATCCGACACCAGACGTGCGGCTTGCGGATCAAGCATACCGGACAGCACACTGTTGTTGATCTCGTCTAGCTGGTCAGCGTAAACCATACCGCGTGACGCCATAGCGGTCATATAACGCCGTTCAAAGTCAGGATCGTCACATATCTTGCGCCACACTGTTGTCCAGCTTGGCATGTCCTTGTCCTTTGCCACATTAGTACCAGCACGTCCTGTTGCGACACGCTCTAAAAATGTTACAAACTTTTCTTCCGGCGTTTTATGCGCGGCCATCTGGATCATCCTCGTCAAATTCAAAACTGATACCGAATGCCGTTTCTTCGTCATCGACAACGAACAACGGCTGGTTACATTTGCTACACACCACGGCTTGCGTCTGCTCGTAGCAACGCCCCCTTGTTTCATTGTCACACCAATGGCAGACCACATAATCATCGAAGAAGAGTACAAAGTCACGCTTCTTCAAGTCAAACTTTAGCAGGTTACTCATTGGACACCTCTTTAACGGCGCATTCTGCCCCTGTGGCGGCGTATCCGGCTAAATCAACCCAGCTATCCCACCCGACAGGCTTACCTGCCTCATCAAGCGGCATATCGCCCTGATTGATGGCTTCGATCTGTCTGGCTATCTTTAGACAAGCCATAGCCAGCGCAACCTGAGTAGGCTTGACCTTCATCCCAAACACCAATGACCACATCTTAGCCACGCGCTTGTGGTTGTCATACACCGACCCATAAGCCTCACCGCGATCTCTTACTGTTGCCTTTGCTTCATCCAGCATTTCAAATCTATTCATCTTTTTTTCTTTCTTTAATTTCTAATTTACAGACAACGCACACAGCAACCTCGTCATCCTGTTTTAACTGTGCGCGACATACGGGACAAGCACCATCTTGTAACCGCCTAGCCATAACACCGTCACCCTTCTCAATCATGTTATCGCCCCTTCTTAAACCTTATACGTCTTGTGGATTCGTCCGGCACCTGCTCCCAATCGGCAAACGCCACAGACAGAGGCTCAGTCACGCCGTCATGCTCTAACGGCCAGACCTCAACCACTACACCCGCCTTTGTTTTCTTAATGCAAACGCTCATATTCCTGACATCGATCCAGCCCTCTTTGGAATACATGACATACTCGCGGCCTTCATAAAGCATTTCCCGTGTCTCGCTTTCGCGTCCCTGCGGTGCAGGTAGCGGCTCATTAGAATGGTAATTCGTCATCAAGATGCACCTCTGTCAATGTTTTCTGTTTCGTCACGCTCTCGACCACAGCACCATCAAACATCCCCTTGATGGAGTCCAGCGTCTTAGCTTCCTCATTCTCTCGCCACGCACCGATGATGCGTCCAATCTCCGCCACAGAGTAAACGATCATTTCGCGGTTATCCTTCTGCACCCGCGACACCTCGACATCTGTCTTGGCAATCGCCAGAACCTTACCATCCGGCATAGGTGCCTCCCAATGCTCTCCGGTAAGTTCCTTCGCCCCAGCAAGCACTGCCGCCCTCTCCAGAGCCTTAATCCCTCGGATGGTCGTCTGCACCTCCTCTTCCACCGCTATCGGGTCAACCCTGTCAATCGCCTCGTTCATCCTATCCATCTGCTCGTGAAAGCGATCACGCAGTTCAGCCGACACAAGATAAGGCAATCTATCGACACCCCACCGCAGTTCCGCCTCACTCATAACCAGATCATATTGGATCAACCACTCCTGCACTTTCTTGTAAGCCCTATCGGTCGGCGCGAAGTGTTTCTTGACCACAATATTATCCGGCTTCCTAACCCTCTTACTTTTCCTCTGGTAAGCCATTTCATTTTCCCTTTCTTACTCGGTGAGATGTGACGATGTGATATGTGATGTGACCCTAAAGGGTAGTCACATCACACACACACCCCTCACACCGTGTGATTTCACATGTGATTGGTGTGATTTGCGATCACATCTCAGCACCTTAACCATTGATAATCCACACTTTCTTATTTTCTATCGCAATCACACGCTTATCCTGCAACGCACTCCGCGCGTCTCTACGCTTTCCGGCGGTCACATCGGGGCATTTATTGCTATGTGCCGTGTGCCAAACGTCCACATTTATGCTTGTCTGACCCGCATCGATGATCGCATTCTGGAGTGCCTCAAGCGCAAATTGCTGATCCGTTGTTAGCGGTGTCGCGGCCTTATTCTTGCGCTTCTTGTCCTTGACCTCATCGGCACCGACCTCGACCATCACAATGCTCTGATCGTCTATTGTGGCGACTGGCACCATCTCGAAGTTCATGTCGGGAACAACCTCTGCATCTTTCTGCTTTTCTACCTTAAGCGTCACGATGCCATCGAAGTTCGTAACAGACATAGCCGCATCAACGCCGCCAAGCAAGCTAGACGATCCCCTCATGCCCTTCGCACTGTCCTTGCCAGCGTGATGTACTGCGAGCAACGCGGAGCCTGTGTGCGCCTTTATTTGGTCGCAAGCGGCAACGAACAGCCCCATATCGGTTGCGCTGTTCTCCTCGCCGCCCAGCAACGCCCTTGCCACGGTATCCACGACAACCATCGTGAACTGCTCGCCGATGCTGTCAATCGTCATCTTGAGCCGCGCAATGTCCGCCTCATCTCGGAAATTCACCGCCGTTGGCAACACATAAAGGTTCGCCGTGTCGTGCTTGCCGTGCCACGCCTCCCACGCCTTCACGCGCTTGCCCATACCGCCGACACCCTCGCCAGCTATGTACAGCACAGAACCGCGCCTGACCGCCCTATTTTGCCACGCTAGGCCGTTTGCAATAGAAAGAGCCATATCGATAGCCAAGAACGACTTACCGGACGCTGGTGCGCCGTACATGACCGTAAAACCGTGCAACGTCACCAGACCATCCACCGCCCACGTAACAGGAGGCATCGCCTTTAGCTGGTTAGTCGTCATAACCTCGAACGGCACGATTTCTGCGCCGTCAGCGTCAATAACGATTTCCTCTACCAACTCAGGCTCTGGCTGTTTGATGTCTGCCTCAGTGACCGCGCTGGCCTTGGCAACCGCCTCACCCAGTGTTGCGGCATCGTTACCCTGCGCCAGCCAGTCCACGACATCACCCTTTGGTGGCAGACCATTGAGGCTCACCACCTTGATCTTTGACGCCCTGCCCCACAGTGTACGCTTTACCTTATCCGCGTGTGCCTCACCCGCATTATCATTATCGGGCAGTATGACCACATTCCGGCCAACGAAATAATCAGCCAGTTCAGGCTTGAAATTACCTGCGCCGCCTGAGTTTGTGGTGGCAACGAACCCGATCTTGATAAGTGCGTCAGCCGCCTTCTCACCTTCCACGATGAAGATAGGCGCGTCTGGGTTCTGCATTATGCCCATTAAATTATACGGCAGTGGCTCGACATCCTTGACCGAGTTAAGCCAGCCGCCCTTGCCGTCCGGTCTGCGCTGTCTAAATGTCTTCGGCTCATACCGCAAGATCTGGTAACCCAGTTCGCCGTCAGCATTATAATATTCGTATATCTTGGAGATGTACTGCTTTGGTACTAGAGATTTTTGAGCCTGTCTCTGGATGCCGAACTCTTTTTCGAGCGTCTCGGCAACCGAACCAGATATTGTGACCTTGCCGTAGTTCCGCACGATGTCCACCACACCGCCGCCCTCGCACAATTCAAAGTCATAGTAGGTTGATTTTTGTAAGTCTAACTCTTTTGAGCCGTGCGTACCCCAGCGCAGTGTACGGCCTTTGACCGACAGCTTGGCATTAGGCTCGCCCCAGTAGTGCTTGGCGACTCGCTCGGCGTGTGCAGATATATTTGTTGTCATTGCTATTCCCTCTTTTCCCTTTTCCCTTGAAGTGGTGCGGCGAGGGCAAGGGAAACCCCCGCCGCACCTCTACGCTAGAACAGAGGCTTGCCGCCGCCCATAACGGGTGGTGGTGACCCCGCAGGTGCGCTAACCCCTGCATCTGGCGCAGATTGTTGTGGCTCTGTCACTGTCGGCTTTGCTGTTGCACCGCCGCCGTCAAACATTGCCGGACGATCAATCCACTGTGTAATTGACCACTCTGGAACCTTAAAGCGCAACTCGCCCTGCGGCGTGTCGATCTTCACTGTCTCTGTGCCGCCGATTGTAACGACCGGAGTCTTCCCAGCGTTTGCCGCCTGACCATCAACGAACTGGTCGTGCAACTTATCCATCGCCCGCATGACCGTCTTGGCACTGTGCGAGAACTCGCGCAGTCCCAAGTCACCGCTTGCGATTTTCACGCGGAAGCACTGCTTGTGGTCATCCGATGGCTTTGGTGGCATACGCTCGCCCAAGTTGACAAGCTGGAAGTCCGGTGCGCCTGTCGCAAAGGACAGCCAGCCGATTTGCATGTTGTCGAAGTCCATCGCAAAGCTGATCGGCAGGGTCATCTCGGTTTCATTCTTAACCCAGCCACTGCCATCGTTTTCACGATCCACCTTAATTAGATCACCAGCCTTGGCATCCCATTTCACGATTGGTGTGATGTCACCACCACCTGAAGATTCTGTTTGAAGTCCTAACGCCATTTGATTTTCCTTTTCTGTAACGTCATTGATTTTGGCTCACGATTGTGAACCCGCTAATCGGATAGAACGCGCAAATGTCCACATCCTGTGGGTCATTGCGATCTGTCCGTCCACCCATCCTTAAATCAAGCGGATGGGCAAAGTCAAGCCTTGCGACGCAATCTGTGTATTTGCAGATCAGGTAGCAGGGCAATCCGGTCTTGCGTGTCAGCGCGTCTGCGGCCAGCACCTTCGACAGCGAAATCATCACTGTCGGATACTTATTCATATGGAAACTGCGCGTCTTGACTTCGGCGAAACCAAGGCACTCGCTGTCCCTGAATATCGCAAAGTCGAGCCGATACTGCATAGGAAGTTTGCGGAGGCTGTAGCCCAAGTCTGCCACAATGTCGGCAACCTGCTGTTCGTTTTGCAGGTCTTTCGTTGTCTCGTATTTAGGACGCATCAGCCAGCAACTCCCGACACACCATCATGAATGTGTCCCAGTCCATCTCGACAGCGTAACGCCAGTCATACTTATCTTCGCCCTGCTGAACCCCGAACTTGCCCAGATCAGCCACCGACTGTAGCGGCACACGGCATCTGATGGGCTGGCGATCATACTTATAGATCAGAGCCGGATAGCTGTCGTGTTCGTTATCCGCAGACCTAGCCGCCGCGCATATCTGATCCCACCACGCGGGCTGGCTACTTGTTCCCTGACCGTATCTTTTCAATTCCAGCATGAATGGGAACGCCTTGCCGTCCTCGCGCGTCAGGTCATCCAGCCCAGCCTTCTGATACTGCCGAAGGTTCCGGTGAAACTTGATGCCCAGTGCCTCATGCAAAGCCTTGGCAATGTCACGCTCGAACTGTGCGCCTTTCTGACGCCCACCACCCGCCTTCATCTAACAGACCTCCCCAGCCGCCTTGGCGACTTCCTTGAGCCGTTCATGACGCAATTCATCGAGACCCCTCTCGATCAACTCATCGGCCAGCGATGCCATCGATCTGTGGGCTGAGTACTCCAATTCTGCCTTCAGACCAGCCGTTGTGCTGGTTCTGAGCCGAAGCAGGGTTGCTTTAATTTCAGACACTTAGCGTCTCCTGTAAAAATAATTGCATATTTATTTACTATAGCCCTTGTATCACATCAATATATATCATATCTATAGTACATCGCTGGAACATACCAGCATCAACCAAGGGAGAATATAGAATGACAATCATCAAGCAAATCGAAGCAGGTGTTGCAGACATAGTTTTTTTTACATCAGCGTTTACTGCCCATAACAACATTTATATTAATGAGTGCAACAAGCCATCAAGAAGTTACAGCCACAAGGCTTGCTCAGAGGCATTTGATCTCGCAAGGGGTTACGCTAAGATGGCAATTTTAACTTGCGAAGATTTGGGGTTAGACCCTTCTAAGGTTTGCCGCGAACAATACGATTTTTTACATTCATATAAGGCGGCGGCTTAACAGCCCCGCCCCAACCAAGGGAGAATATAAAATGACTTATAACCGTGAAGAATATCTCGCAAAGCAAAAGGCTGAGTCTATTGCGCGTAAAAAGCCGATCCGCGCTTTTTGCAATCACATTATGTATTCCGATGTCGAGCCTTATGAGGTTGTTGAACGCCGCACCGAAAACAAGGTAATGGTTCGCATGATGGACGCAGATCGCCGTGACGACTGGAAGCCAGAAATTATTTCTGGCGGGTTTTCTGGCCACTGCGTCAACAATGGCGATCAGCGAAACGCTTGGGACATAAAGCAGAATGAGGCTAACCCGCTGATCGCTGTTCGTTGGTCAAACGCTAAGACAGGGTGGTTCGATAGTTCTGGTGGCCGCTATTCGATGGAAGATGCGCCCCGCAAAAAGTATGACTTCAACTTCTAATAACTGGCGGGGCTTAACAGCCCCGCCCCAACCAAAGGAGACTACCAAATGACTCACTTTGAAATTAAATATTTTTGTAAAAGGGATAAGTGCTTCCGCGTTGACGTATTTAACAAGCACGATGTTGCCAAACACTACTTTGAAAAGGCTTCAGATGAAGCGGATCGCTTTCAAAAGAAATACTCTGACGATCCGCATATCAGCAAGTTTATTGCCTTTGAGATTCAATTTTTAGAGCGAGACGATGAGATAGATTTTTTGGCCGAAGTCAACAGGTGGTCGGCGGATAAACTGTTTCCTGAAGTCGCCTTAAAGGGAGAATAAAATGAGGCAGACATTTTGCGTAAATTGTGGAAGTGGCACAAGCAAATCACTTGATTATGTGGAGCTTATCAACGATGAGACTTACGAAGGTAACCTGCAAATCATCAGCAAAAGAACAACAAACTATGATACTTCAGTTTGGAAATCTTACGACAACGAAGATGACAGAGTTCTTATAACAAAACGAACCCGCCTTACTTTGTGGGATGGTGAAAGTTACCAACCCCTTAAATATCAGGGTCGTTTTTGCAAATTAAAATGTGCATTAAGTTTTGCTGACGGCGCATACGAAGCTGGATATAGAAGGGGGAAATAAATGCCTGAACAGAAACCATATTGGTTCGTGGTCGAGAATGCGTTCACGCCACGCGGCGCAAAGGTCAGCCGACCATACGTTGACAAGGCTGATGCGCTTGAGGCGGCGTATGCAATTCACGACAGGTTGTGGATGCCAAAGACGCGCATTCATGATGGTGAGGTGTGGGTTGGCAGGGTCGTGGTTATGTCCGAGTCCCGCCTCAAAATGAATGGCTGGTACACGAAGCCTGAGAAGAAATCCAATTACGCAAAAGGGAGAAAGAAACATGACATCACGCGTAGATGATATTATCGGTGGGATTATTATCCTGATCTTTTTTCTGGGCTGGTTCGACTGGCTCTGGATATTCGGCATCGAGTCTTCACGCTCTTGGACGTGGTGGTATCTCATGTCGATCTGGGGGGCGAGTTGATGATTGTTTATCTTGCAACTAACTCGGTCAATGGTATGCAGTATGTTGGCTTGACAAGAAGGACAGTGTTAGAACGCCGCGTATTTGAGCATCGTTCCGCTTCACGCAGAGGTGCTGGAAAAGAAAACACATTAGCCCACGCTATGCGAACTTATGGCGAAGATGTTTTTTCTTTTCGTGTTATCCAGAGGGTTCAAAGTTTAGGAGCCTTGTCTGCCGCAGAAAGATATTGGATAAGAAAGCTGAACACCGATTGGCCTAATGGGTACAATGTTAAAAAAGGCGGTTGTCATACCGACCCATTAACCACCGGAAAAAAATATCGTATTCAAGGAAAAACTTATTATGGGTGCGGTCAGTTAGGTGATGCTTTTGGCATTGAACCAAAAACCCTTCGGGCTAGGCTAGAGGTGTCGGGCTGGACGTTACGGCAAGCAGTTGGGGTTGATGATCCGCCTGAAAGAGAAGGCTCGCCTTCTTTATGCAAGCCAATCACATTCCGTGGCGAGCAACATGCCAGTCGTTCTGCTCTGTGTCGAACTTATAACGTGCCACTGTCTAACTTTCTGGAAAGACGAAAATCTGGCTGGAGCTTGGAGGAGGCGTTAGGGCTGGTTAAGCGGCCAAAAGTTTATAACAAGCCCCTGATCCCAGTAACGGTTTTTGGGAAAGAGTATTCTTGTTTAGCTGAAGCATCTAAACGTTTTGGGGAAAACTTAAAACGTGTTTACCAAAGGATGCACAGTTTGGGCTGGAGCATAGAGGACGCCTTGACCGGAAAGCGGTCTGAGCCTCACGGTGGTTGGACAATATATACAGTCAATGGCAAGCGGTATGTGGGGCAAAAAGCACTGGCCTCTGCCCACGGTCTTACAAAGGCACAACTACAATCACGTTTAAGAAGGGGGCATACCTTTGAGCAAGCCCTTGGCTTAGAAAAAGGTGTTGGTCAAAGGGGTAAAAAATATGTCATAGACGGCAGAGAGTATTTTGGCATGAAGAACTTAGCCAAAGCCTTTAATTTAACTGAACATAAGATAAACACCCGATTAAAAAGAGGTTACTCATTAAGGCAAGCCTTAGAGTTGGAAAAAGGAGTTTCTCTGCCCACAGGTAAAAAGCACGTTATTAATGGGAAAGCATATTATGGATATAGAGAATTAGCAGAAGCCTTTGGTTTAACTGCCGCTACTGTCGCTATTAGGATGAGGCGAAAAGGGCTATCCGCAAAAGAAGCCGTTTGCCTCTAGCCAGCAAAGTAAAAACAAAGAAAGGGAAACTGAATGTCAGAGAAAATCACAATCAAGTTGACCAAGGGTCAGGCGCATGCCGTGATCGATGCGCTGATGGATTACATATACGATCACCCAGACAGTGACCTTGAGTCTGAGAAAGTCAAGGCACTGGTCGATGCTTACACTGAAATTCTAAACCAAACCGTGAAGGGAACAAAATAATGGTAGGTAAACTTACGCCGGATACACTTATTTCAGCATCACGCATAGCTGTATTAATGGGCGTCAGCCCATACGAAACACCCAACGAACTGATGCGTTCCATCTTGGACGCGCGTCAGGGCAAGCCACGTCAGTCGCTGGATCAGAACGAACCTATGTTCTGGGGCGACACGCTGGAGCCAGTCATATTGACCGAGGCCGCCAAGCGTCTGAACCTGACTGACGTGGTTCTTGATTTTGACGCGGCGATCCATCACCCATCGCTACCGCTTGCCGCCTCGCTGGACGGCAAAGGCACTGGCACCCAGATGGTCGCGCACGACCCAGCCAATGGCATCTACTGTCCGCAGGGTAAGCCTGTCGATATAAGCGGCGTGGGCGTGCTTGAGGCGAAGAACACCAGCGTTGTAGCCGAAGATGCTCCGGCACCGCACAGGGGCGTCCTACAGCTACAGGCACAGATGATGTGCGCTGGATATGAGTGGGGTTGTGTTGCCGTGCTGTATCGCGGCGGTGAGTTGCGCCTGTTCATGTATCAGGCCGATCTTGTGGTGCAGGGTGAGATTGCCAACGCGATCCGCGAGTTTGAGCGTAACATCGAGATGGGCGACTGGTATCCGGCCACCACGTCAGCAGACGCAAACGCCGCTTGGAATAATGTGGACGATGGCGCACCGCCACTTGATCTGGATGACGTGCCGGACGCGGACTACTGGGCTGGCATCCTGATCGATGCCAAGGCGCAGAAGAAAGCCTTGGATCAGGAGATCGACATTGCCGAGACGAACCTGAAAGAGATGTTGGGCAATCATGAGGAAGGCGTGGTGACTAATGACGGCTCACGTTATTACATCAAGTGGCCGATGCGTAAAACCCGCGCACAACCAGCCAAGACCGTTGCCGCGAAGCCTGAGTCGATTGTCCGGCAGAAAACCCTGACGGTGAAGGAGGTTCCAAATGGCTAATCTCACAAAGGCGCAGAGCGAGGTGTTGCGCTGGATTGAACGACACCAGCGCAGATACGGCTTCACGCCGTCAGTGCGCGAGATTGCGGCGGGGATGAACAAGGGCGTCACGACCATTCATTACCACATTCACAATCTGGTTGATCGTGGCGCAATCAAGAAACCAGCCGGAGTGCATCGGTCTATTGAGATACAGTAAAATAAGGGCGGGGAACCGCCCCTATTATTTTATTCAATAAATAGTGCATCGGGGTATTGATATCGGTGCGATATGTTGATATATAATGTGTATAAGCAAGGGAGACTTAAAATGACACTAGAAAATAAAATCAACGCTTTTCTTACAGACAACGATTCACGGTTTAGTTACGTTGACGCGGCAACCTCTGGTGCAGTAGGCGCGGCAAACGGTCATATGGATAATCTTTATGACACAAGAGAAGAAGTTGGCGTGGATGCAGACGGCGAAGATTTTTTATCTGATTATTACGTTGCTGGTATTCTTGATCGTGTCGCTAATGAACTTTATTCAATGCACGATGTCGATGCAAAGGACAACGCATTTTGGGTTGAGTTAAAAGCAATCGTGGACACACACAATCATAAGGCGGTGGCTTAATGGCCGCCGCCCGAAAGGGGAAGTGACATGCTTGTAAAAGATTGCCCAGAGTGCCAAGGTGAAGGCGAGATAGAGACAGAGGTTGCCGTTGCGGATTACCAGTGCGGCGGATACCTTCGCGGCGTCACAATAGAGTGCTATGTTTGTGGCGGGTCTGGCGAGGTTGAGGACGACATATACGAAGATTAATGGGTGGATGTCTGCCTGTTGACAGGTGGGGTGGTCTGAGGGGTCTGCCACTCCACCACCATTTTATGAGACAGCGCGTTGGTGCCGCTTTATGCCCGACAGTATCTCCCTCAACTTGCCCCCACTGCCCAAAAGCGGTGGGGGTCTTTTTATGACTTGACCATAACTAGGTATGCCATTATATAAAAGATGTCACGAAACGATGTATTGCATCGATTTCTAAAGAGGGCGGGAGCAATCCCGTCCTTTTTTATTTCTTGCCGATGAACTTGGACGCGCCGCGCATTGCAAATGTAGCCGACACAATCAGGCCGAGGCTGTATTGATACCACTCAGGCATTGTTGACAGAGCCGCAAACCCATCCGCCACCACCTGACGCCCCCAGTCTCCGCAGAACGCAAGTATAAGCGGCACAGAGAACAGCACGGTCAGCCATTCATCCTTCCAGCTAGTCAGGCTACCCTGCGCCATTATCTTTTCCCAGCCAGCCTCATGCGTTGCGGCGACCTTCATCACCTCTGCTTCCGCTTTAGCCTTTGCGACCTTTGCCTCGCTGGTTGCCTTCTTCTCGTCCGCCTTGCCCTTTAACCAAGAGCCAGCCAGATCGCCTACAATCGGGATCAGTGCCTGTATCATTCCTCAAAGCCTCTCTGTTTCGCCTTGCCTGTTCTTCTGTCGTGCGGTTGTGCATGTCCCATATGTGGTGCATTACTTTTCATGCCCCAGCCAGACTGCAAACGCGCCTGTCATCGCGCCAGTAACGGTGGCCGTCAGGGCTGTCGCCTGTGAAGTCATCGACTCAGGCGGCAGAGCCATAAACCAGCGCAGTGTGTCGATGTACATATACGTCATGACGAACATCATGAGTCGCGGAAGTATCTTCCATTTCAAAAACCGTTCCATCGTCAACTCAGCCATCAGCCAGCCCCCTCATACGCGCCACCAGACGCCTTGCGCGGTTTGGCACCTGTGTGTACCACCTGCTGTCAACCATCTCGTCTGCGGCCTTCTGCCAGTCCCTAGCGTCCACGCCAGCCTTCATGCCGACAAACTTGGACAGGCGGGGGCGACCCATATTGAACATCATATTTGCGATGATGTGCTGGCATTCTTCCGGCAGTTCATCGAAGTCACTGTAAAGCGCGTTGCACTCGTCAATCGTCACGGCCATATCCAGCTTGAATAGCTGGTTCACTCGCTCCTGCTCAACCACTGTGCCGATTGGCTGGCCGTGTTCTGGGTCTGACTCGACAATCAAATGACCGATTCCGGTTGTTGGCAGTCCGAGGTGATCCAAGTATATCTCGTACTTGCACCCCTCATCTTCGGCGATCTCCTGCCTCAGTTTATCCAAGTTCATCTGCTGTTCCTTTCTCTGACGATCTGCACCGCCCTGTCCCACGAATCTGCCTCAATGTCTGGCTTCTCAAAGTAACTGGCCTTAACCCGCTTGCTCTGCTGGTTGACCTGCTCCGTGGCGAATGAGACGCAACGCCTAGCATTGACTGCACACAATAGTAAAATATCATAGTCCTGCACGGTTGGTAGTGTCTTTGCCTTTGATGTGCCGTTGCCAGACGCAAGCTGAAAGTGGTATCCGGCTGTCTGGTGATGCCTTGCCTTTATCAACGACGCCGATTTGACCTGCACCCGTAGAAACTCATCATCATACCACGCCACAAGGTCAACTTTATCCTGCTGTGCCATCGACACCCGCCAGCCCCTTTCCATTATTGAGGCGGCGGCGATGTACTCACCAATCAGGCCAGTCGTTGTTGACAAGATATTACCCGCCCTTCAAATACATAACCCACAAGGTTAAGCCGCCAATAGCTAAAATAGCTATTATAATCACCGCCGCAACTGTGGCTATCTGATCCCTACGCTTTGCCTGTTCTTCAAGCGCCTTCTTTTGTGCCGCACGTTGTCGGGCTATCTCGGCTTGCAGTCTTTCCCAAGAACCCTTTTTCCCAAAAAGTAAAAATATACTACGCATCTCATCGCGCAGTGTGTCAAGTTCCTCTTTGCGGAAGAACTCGTCAATGCCAGCCTGTTCTGCACCTGTTAATTTTGAGAATATGCCGTTCTTCTTGCGACTCGCGCCGAAGCTAAGTTCGGCCTCGGCCTTGGCGTACTTCGACACCTGACCGGACAGCGATGACAAGTCTTTGCCAGCCTTGATCGCAGACGATATTGCGGAGCTGGCGGCACTAACCGCCGCAAATGCTGAGATTGGATCAATCATTTTATTTGCGAAGCATAACGATAATTACGACCAACAAGGTAATCACTACCGCATCAGTTACTGGCAAGCCTATCATCAATACACCTTCACTGTTTCAGTTTTAATATACCTCGGCACACAATACGCCGTGGCTCTGTCCCTTGCGTCGATGTAATCAGTGTATGAGTAGTTGCCATACCGCTTTGTGATTTGTGACGCAAAGTAATTACATTCAGTTAGGCTTCTAAAAAACAAATCGCCAGACTCTAGTTTCCTGCTGTCTCCTGTGCCTAGCCAGACCAACAATAAAAATACGTGTTCCACGTCATTCGCTTTTGGCTTTTACATTCTTCCAAATGCGGATGCCAAGCAGGATCAAACCACCGACACCAAGGATTAACGTGATCCATTCGTTTAACGCAGGTAACCAGATCGGGCTTGATATGCCAGCACCCGAAAGCGCGTAATCTACGTCTGACTCGTTCATCAGTCTGCATCCTGTATGGTCAGGGTGCCAGACTCTACCTGACGCATGATTTCTGCGTAGTGGCGGTTTCCCTGCGATAATGGCACAAACAATTCATCACCATCAATGGTTGCCACGATGGTTGTGTTGTTGCCATCCATATCTGCAATATATTGGGCATTACTAATTTGCATAATTATAACTCCGCATCCATCTTAATTATTCCAGCATTATTATCTGAGTCGGAACCTGACAGCATTGTGGCATTTCCAGCAACCAATCCACTACCAACGGTCGTTAGTATTCTAAATCCACCGTGCGAAGCGGCGTTAGTGGCGGCAATAGTCATATTTGTAGTATCTGGGATGCCAGACACAGCCGCATTGAATACCCTAAAATGTGTTTGGTCTGAAACTGAACAGGTAGGGTCAGCACGCACTGGCACAATAAATGGAATGAAAAACTGCGCTAGTGTGCTTGATGTGCATTGACCAGTGCAAAGAACATTTGAAAGTTCTCCACCGATTTGCTGATAATATCTCATGCAAGCCAAAAGTTCATCGCCATAAGACCTATGCTCAAAAGGTGTCGCCTGTTCGCCTACTTCTAATTGAACGCCTGTGATGTTCAGGTCATAAGCAGTTGTAGCGGTGTTAGAATATTGACCGATGTTAAGGAGAAAATAGTTACCATCACCTATTGTTTTACCGTCAATGGATGGGATAGTTATCTGCGCTGTATATCGAACCCAGCTAGCAGTTAAACTAGCTGTTATTTGCAATTCAGTGATGCCCACACTAGCGGAGCCACCGCTTCCAAAATTTTGCGTTCCCCAAATATAAAGGCCACCTGTTGGTGCAGTGCCTTTTGCATAGAAAGAAATGGTGGCCGTTCCTGCAGGAACAGAAGTCACATCCTCAATCGGCTGTCTAATGCTTGTAAAGTCGCTAGATGCAGAAACATTTAACCTAGCGTATTTTTGCAATCCATCTGTTTCGCTTGGGTTACTGTTTGTTTCTTGACTAAAAGTTGTTGAGCCACCTGATTGATTAACATACCATCGGTCAAGCGAGACATAACCAGAAGAAGTGCTTGACGCCGCGCGTTGTGATATTTGCATCGCGCCGTTCAGAATAAGATTTCTGTTTCGATACGCTGTTGACCAAGCAAGCTGACCGGAGCCGTCGGTCTGCAACATCGCGCCAGCATCGCCATCACCGTCTGGCAGTGTCAGCGTTGTCGTGGTTGTCACCGCCGATGGGGCTTGTATCTTGATCGATGCACTTGCGTCATCATCATGCAGATTAAGAACATCGATGCCATCAGTGCCGTCAGAAAATGCACCTAACTGCTTTGTCAATTCTCGCATAGAGTTATTGACAGCGCTTGGCAACATTCCTTCGGCTATCGAAATGCCGCCGATGTCGGTGTTGTTTCCGGCTGTGGAGCCGTCATAGTCTGCGATTTTATCTTTCGACATTATTCAGCCTCCAACGCTGTTATACGCGCTTCAAGTGCTTCAATCTTTGCAACTGACTCGATTAGTGCCTTTGTGAGCAATGGGACGATTTTGGCTTGGTCAATTCCCTGATACACAGGGTTGCCATCATCATCTACTTCGTTGTGTGTCCCACTGATAGCTTCGGGAACAACGCCCTGCACTTCGTGGGCGATAAATCCATCGACAGGAACAGCGTCTTCGCCATCTGAAATCCACTCAAATCTTGCTGGCTTGAGTTGTTTTAGGCGTGTTGTTGCATCCCAATCATAAACTACTGAAGTTTTTAAACGGTAGTCGGATGAAGTGTTATATTGCACAGATGCGTCATTAACCCTGACAATGCTACCTACTGCACCGTCACCAGCATTGTTTCTAAAAGATGCTAACTCAAAGTATCCTGACGTGCCACCTGTACGATGTAGTCTTAGAGTAGTGCTATTTTTAACAACATCTAGTGCGCTTGCTGGCGAACCCGTCCCAATGCCCACGCTTCCTGACGCATCAACAGAAACAGCCTCATGACCAGTACCTACATAAAGTCCAAGCGTTGTACCAGCCGCACCGCCGCCAGTGCTTCCAATTCTGGCTTTACCGACAGCAAAGTCCATAAAGGTACGCTGACCACCAGCCGCAAAATTACCATCAGAACCCGTCACGCTGATTGAGCCAGACGCTCCAGCAATAGTTAATTTACTTTGCGCTATTGGCGAAGTCGTCCCAATGCCCACGCTTCCTGACGCAGTTATACGCATTGCCTCAGTTCGACTAACACCAACATCAAAACGATGCTGATAGCCATCATAACGTGCGCCAAAGCCTGACTCACTCCACAGCCTTGTGTTTGTATCCCAACTGGGTGCAGACCCTGCGTCAAGCTGAACTATGTCTGACTTGGCTGTGCCAGTGACATCCACGCCTGTGCTGGTGGTGGCTATCTTTGCACTGTCATTGTGGAACAAAGTCACAGCACCGTCAGGTGCCGCAGTAATCATGTTTTCAGTGTTGCCAGAGTTGTTTAAACGAAACTCATTAGCAAGTAGTGTAAGGTTTCCTGTACCAACATCAGCGACAAAACTTGATGAACCATCGTGGTATATTTGAAGATCGTTACCAGCACCGAAGATGGCCTTGTCGCTGTCGCCGAAGGTCAGGTCTCCTGTTAGAGACGCACTGTCGAAGGCAGGGCTTTCAAGCGCAACCGCGCCTGTGCTGACGTTCTTTAGGTCAACCATAACCTCACGGATGGCGTTGTTAATCCCAGAAGCGGCACAGCCTTCCGATATGTCAATCGACTGAATGTCGGTGTTGTCAGAATTGGTCGCGCTGTAATCGCGCACACTGTTCTTTGCCATTATCGTTGTCCTCTTAGCATTGCCTTGCCGCTTTCTGTTATATCATAGATTGCGCCGCTTTGGGTGGTGTATGAGTCAACTATTTTGTCAGCCGCCTCTGACCCTAATATGCCAGCCGCCGCAGGTGATCTGCCGCCACGCCGGACAGCTTCGATGGCGCCGCCAAGCAAATACTGGGCTGGCCGTGTGTAAGCCGCGCCTAAACCGCCAGCTACAAGGCCAGTGATAACAGGGTCAACATACGCGCCGCCGCCCAACAGTCCGGCGCCCAACAGCGTTCTGCCAGCCGTGCCAGTATCAGGAACCTTTGCGCCAAGCACGTCAACGCCTGTCTCGGCCAACTCCTGCATTCTGCCCTCGCCCCTAGCGAGTACAGCCGGAGAGCGTCTTGACTGGCGGTAAACCATATCACGCAGTTTGGCTGGCGTGATGGCTTCGGCCTGTGTTTTTTGCGCCGCCGCCATTTGCAGTGGCTTAAACCTAGAAAATGCGGTGTCCACGTTTGACAGCTTGCCAGCCTTGTCTGGGTTAGCCTTCGCCAGTGCCGCAGTCAGTTCTTCCGCCGCGTCACTCAGCGCGTCACCTAACTGTCTCTGATATGCGTCTGTTGATGTGCTGAATTTGTAGGCTTGTTTTCTAATAGCACTCTGCGCTTGCTTAAACGCCTCGCCACTTAGATTGCCAGCCTCATCAACTCTGCTCGACAGTTCCCTGTTAATCATCTTGGCAAACTGATCCGCTTCCTTGGCCGGAAGGTCGCCCACAAATGAAGCAACATCGTCCATCAGCCTCTGCGGCGCGGGTACTGACACGCCCTTTAGCGCATCGTCATATGCTTTGTTGATTGCCTTTTCCGCCGCAATGTAGGCATCGCGTCCGGTCAGCTTCATAGGTATCTTCGCACCGATTGGCTCCAGTGCCTCGTTAAAGGCAACGGTGCCAAACTTCTCGACAGCCCTGCGCCGTGCGCCGCCAACCAAGAAATCTGCCACTGGGAGTCCGGCGACACGCTCCTCTATGCCGCCAACAATGCCGCCAAACTTCTGACCCACAGTTAGCGGGACTTTTCGCTTGGCCAATTCCAACGCACCCTTCGCCACTGGCGGTAGTGCCTTCTGCAATCCAGCACCTAACGCCGCGCTAGTTGCGGCGGCGGTGGGTGCGTCTGCAACTTCCTCTGCCGCGCCAACGCCGTACAGGCCGCCCATACCAGCCGCCCTTGCTGTTGTGCCTGTGATAGCCTTTGGCAGTTTAGTGGCCGCCTGTTGTGCGGCCTGACCTATAAACTGTGCCGCCTCTGGGTTTAGAACTCTTGCGCCAGCACCCACCCCGCGACCAACGAGTCCGGCCACGCCCAATGGCATCGCCACTGACGCCGCAATCTCTGTGCCGTATGCTGTCGTTGGATACTCCTTGCGAAACTCTGACAATTCGCCGCGAATGCGGTCACGCGCTTGCTTGTACCCCTCATCGCCAAGGATGCTGGTGGCATACGCCTCTGCCTCATCGGCAAATCCGAAGGTGATGCCCTGACCCATAGATCGGGCAAGACCTGTGGCAAACTCAATTACGTCAAATTCTTTTGGTTTTGCAACATCCTTTGCCACCCCAACGACAACAGCGTCATCTAGTTCTTCGTACCACTCAGTCATTTACCTTTTCCTCTTGTAAAGAATTGTGCCGTTAGGAAGCAAAACATACTGGCCGTATTTTATCTTGGCGTATTCTTCTTTATTAGCCACAGGTATAGGTGTGCTGAAAGTCCCAGACAGAGTGGCGTCTTTTTCACCCAGTTTTTGCGAAAGTATGTCCTCAAGTTGTTCAAGCTGTATAGTCAGAGCCGAGCTACCCATCTTCACCGCTTTAGCCGAATTAGGGCTTGTTATCAAATTATCAAGGATTTGAAAGTCGCCACCCACAAGCGCACCAAGGTCGTAAAGTTCTTTGAGGTTCAGTCTTAGACCTTCAGCAATAGATGACGCCCTTGCCATATTGTCAGTTGGGATCTCAGCTGTCCCAGTAACCATATCAATTCTAGTTAAATCTTTTAGAGCCTGTCGGTATTTATTCAAATTCAAGGCCATACTTTCCATAGACTTAATAAATTTATTTTTGTCTATTGTTTCCTTTGAAGGCTTTGTAGTGCTGTCAAACACGGGGACTTCGCCATTCACAGGGGTGGGGAATTGAGACAAGTCCTGTGCTGGCATAGTTGTTATGGTTTCGTTGCCTTCACTATCATAACTTTTTTGTTCTCTTGGCTTGGCTAAGTATCCATAGGCAAGTGCATATTTTTTTCTTTCAGGGTCTGTCGCTGTGCCTTTAGCAATTTTTTCACCTATATTTAGGAGAGTATTAAAAGACTGAGATGTCATGCTTGTGCCGCCAAACGCTTGACCAGCTTTGGCTTGCTTCTCTGCTATATCAGCCATAATCTTGTATTCATCAAGCGTGGCCTTGCGTTGAGCCGCCTCTGCCTGAGTGCCAGCCGCGTAGCCCTGCAACGCCGCCTGACCCATCTTGCCGATGGCCTGACCCAGTGTCGTTGGCATAGTTGTGTAACCGCCAGCCTCTAATCCGGCTAGGGCGGCCTGTGAGATGGCCTGACCGCGTGGAGACATCAAAGGTGCGCGTAACGCACCCATAAGCCCTGTGTCGGCTTCCTGTGGCGGTCTTTGGTCTGTCTGGCCTGTAACTGACGGTAACGGCCTCTGAGGCATGTCTAGGCGGCTCTGTGCGGCCTGACGTGCGACCCTCTGCATCATTGGGGATGGTGCTGGTGGACGCATTGACGGTGGCAAAGCCGCCATATTTGGCAAGCGCATCTGTGTGCGGCTCATAGTCGGTGTCGCCGGACGGCCAGCCGCCAGCCTGTTAAATCGTGCAGTGTATGGATCAAATATTGCCATCTCTTACCCCTAACCTAATAGACCTGCGAGGCCACCAGCCACTGCACCATACGCCGGATTGAAGCCAGCCATTGCACCCAACTGTGCGCCGCCCAGTGCGCCGCCAAGGGCAGACGCGATGGGCTGGCGATATACCGGAGTGACTTGCTGACTCCCGACTGTGCCGCCCTGAATTGCGGCCATATAGTTGGCCAGCGAAGTGAGTGGCTGTTCTTGCTCAAACTGGAAACGCTGGATGTCAGCCGCCAAGTCAGCTTGCGCTTGCGTCTCTCTGGCCGCGCCGACCTCACCGAGCGTCTGAATGTCGGCAAACCCGAACTGACGCGCCGCAGGTGCCTGTGCAATCGCGGCCTGTTGCGCTTGTAGTGCGGCAGGGGCAAGTGCCTGTGCCAGTGCGGCTTGCTGATAACCGGAGCCGTAGCGACCCGCCCGTGATGCCTGACCCTGAACTTGCTCAACTATCGGGCGGAACGCCGCAGACTGTAGCGGGTTAGTACCCATCAGGTTTTGCATTACTACGTCCTGCGTGGCCTGAATGAATGGTGATCCGGTGATAGCCTTCTGACGCGCAGATTGCAGTGCCATCTCGGTTTCTGGGCTGTAGCCGACTGTCGTCTGCTCTGGGTAGTAGGCTGGCTGGTCGCCGTACAGGCGTTTCGCCTCTGACAAGCCATACTCAATAAATGGTTGAGCATACTCTGGTGCGAGTCCACTTTGGACAGTTCTTGTTTCGCCGCCGCCTTTACTCATTTTCAAAATCCTTCATCAGCACAACCGCAGACTCGCGGTAATCTTTAAGTTGTCGTGACCAGCCCTTCCGGCCTACTATTTCCATCCCATCGCACCCTATTGACTTTGCCCAGTGCGCGATAGATTTCTCGGCTTGCATTAATTCTTCAAGATTTCCGCCAGCGAGCCATATACGGCACATTGACTTCTGCGGATAATCTACTATCTCGGTTATAATACACGATATCGGCAAAGGGTGAAACTGGGCTTTCCCGTCAAGCACAAAATCGCGTACATCGTCAATACTGTGCGACCCACCAGCGTATTCCAGCGCGTCCTCTATATAACGCTTGCAACGATCCCATTCGTGGCCAAATTTGTCGTCAGCCGATAATAAGGTAGGCAAAGTCTGCATCGTGTCCCTGATTGTCATGACCAATAACCATTGTGCCATTGGTGCTGGTTGCCTCGACATACGGGTTGTGGTGCCAAGGGTTGTGGCCAACGCCACAGAAAAAAACTAGGCTCTCAACGCTATATCGAGGCTCAGATATTGTCGTCTGAGTTTGATTGGCGGATAGCGTGACATAGCCAACGCTGTTGAGTCCGCCCTCAATCGTCCGGTTTAGCACCTCGGCCACCTCTCTTGTGGTTGCCGTGATAGGGTTAAGTATGCGGAAGTTGGTCTGGCGTTGCTCTATGGTCATCGTCTGCCAACCTTTCTGGCGTCAATATCCAGACCTTGAGCGAACTCCCAGTTTCCTGTCAAATTCATCCTAGCGCGGTGGTATCTGTCCTGTGCGCGGAACGGCGCGAAACCGTCAGCGTTGGGGGCAACTGCGTCAGTGAATGTGGCCGACTCAGAGTGCAGACTGCGAGTGCCTATCTGCACGGTTACTGACCCGCCCCGATGGTATGGATAAACGCGGGTGACGATTGTGAAATTGCCAGTGGCCAGACCTGTCTCGCCTGTCTCAATGACCGCATTCAGTGGGTCGCCTGAGAATGCGTAAATTTTGTTACCAAGTGCGCCGCCAAACAGGAACTGGCCGCCCTTGTACAGTGCCGAGTCCAGAGACGCAGGAAGCGCATCAATGCTGGTCGATAGGTTGTCCAAGTTCTCCAGCGTGTAGCCAGCAGTAAAAAACGGCGCAATCAGGTCGGCAGTCACGTTTGCGTATGACCAACGATTTGTGGCGTAGTTATAAATCAACAGCTTATCCGGCGTGTCATCGACCGCGCTGTTTGACACATAAGACCAGACCGCAATCTGGTTCTGCGGGTCAACGCTGGACGTGATCTTGTCCTTGTAAGAGAAGTTGACATCCTTGAAAAAGTGCTTGTCCACCTTCTCCGCGCCTATGTTCTTTGAACTCTGACCATCGAACATATAGAAGCCGTCATCGGACAAATAGAAAATGGTGTGGCCGATATTACACACCGACCCAGAAACCTGACAGCCCCGCGCTGTCTCTACCTTGTCAAACTGCCAGACCAGAGGAAGGCCAGTGTATGTGGCTCGCACGATGGCTCGCTCCATCAGGATCGTGCAATACTCTCCGCCTATGATCTTTACGATGTTGCCAGCGTCAGGGATTTCCTGAAAATCACTCTGCCCCGTTCCGGCTGTCCAGCTTGTCGGGTCATCGAATGCAGACCAGACCGCCTTGTACGGCACACGGCCAGAGCCACTATCAACGTTAGCAATCCACACAAAATCACGCACAACCGCCAGAAAGTCACCTTTTGGCGGTGTCCCTGCCAAATCAGCAAACACAGTGCTTGTGCCTAGAGTCCAGACCTGCGGCTCCTCGCCTGTGCCGCCTGTGGCGATAACCTTATTACCAAACTGCACGAACTCCCAACGCTCTGCGCCTGTCAGGTCGTAGCCGCCAACCTTGCTGACATCATCTAGGTTGTTTGTTCCGGCGTTAAACTTATACAGCTTTGTAGCGTCTCCGGCGAACAACTGCACGGTGCCGTCATCTTCCTTCGCCGCAAACACGTTCAGGATAGTTCCCGTGGCCGCGTTGCTGTACGCCACAAAGTCGTTCAGACTGCGGTATCCGCCCAGCGCAGGGATTACGTTCTCCGCGACTGTGACGCCAGCGTTGTTATAGTCGGGCTGATCCGGTAGCCACTCACCAAAATTAATCATTGTTGCAACCAAACCTCGCTACCTGCGCTGACTTGGCTCCATATCTCCGAGCCAGCCGCAATCTCTGTCCACGTCTCGGTGCCTTCGTCAACGTTAGTCCAATCTTCGCCAAGCACCTTGCCTGTCATTGTAGCACTAGCCGCAATGTTTGACGATCCCG